ATCAAGTTCGGCTTGAAGTTCTTGAATCTTTTCGTCCAGTTCATGCTGCTCTGCCTGATACTTTTCGGACAGCATATTGAAATTGTACTCCGTAATGCGTCCAACAGACCAGTCCTCATACATTTTGGCGAACAGGTTGTCCACCTCTGCCTTACGCTTTGTGGCCTTTTTGAGTTCGGCAGTCTGTTTTTTCTTGGCGGTGTTGCGTTCTTTGTCGCTGGCATTCAGTAAACGCTGCAAGAGTTTATCTCCATCCTGCTGTGCTTGTTGCGACCAATACTGCACTCTTGCCAGAATATAGGTGTACAGCACATCATATCGAATATAGTGCATGGAACATTGGTGAAGGCCCTGTCCGTTTTTGCTGCAATGGTAATAGCCGTAGGGCTTTTTGTTCTGCTTATTCATACCATAGGCCATCGACCAGCCGCAATCCGCACATTTTACAAGCCCGGAAAAGATTTGCGTTGTTCCGTCTTTCTGTTTTCTACGGCGATGAGCAATCTGCTCCTGCACCTGTCGGAACACATCCGCAGAGATAATAGCTTCGTGGGTGTTCTCCACACGATACCATTCCTCCTGCGGCTTCCGCACCTTTTTCTTGTTCTTGAAAGAGATGTTGCTCTGCTTATTGTGAACGCTGTGACCGATATAGGTTTCTTCTTTCAGGATACTTTTGACCTGCGCTACCGTCCATGCGTAGGACTTCTCTTCCGACGCTCCTGCATAGATGTTAGCAAATGTGCCATACCGCTGAAAATTCAACCAGCCGGGAGTGGGAACCTTTTCATCTACTAAAATATGGGTGATGCTGGCCGCACCGTGTCCATGCACCGCAAGATCAAAGATTTTCTCAATGATCCACTTCGTTTCCGGGTCTACCAGAAGATGCCCTGACTTGTCGGGGTCTTTGATATATCCCAGAGGAGCGTATGCACCATAGTGCGCACCGTTCGCAAATCTTGTCCGCATAGCGGCCTTGACTTTTTTGCTGGTCTGGCGAGCGTGCATCTCATTCAGGATGTTCAGGAACGGAGCGAGTTCGCTTTCGCCGTTGAGAGTGTCCACATTATCGTTGACAGCAATATAGCGGACACCTTTACTCGGAAAGTAGATCTCCGTGTACTGACCTGTCAGAATATAGTTTCGACCTAAACGGGATAAATCCTTTGTTACAACGCAGTTGATTTTGCCTTCCTCAATATCGTCGATCATCCGTTGAAAGCCCGGTCTGTCAAAGTTGGTGCCAGACCAACCATCATCAGCCGCTGTCAAGTAAGGACTAAATAATTTTGCACTTTGTTTACAGTTTCGTGAGTTACGAAGCCGCATCTACTGTTTCAAGGCAGGTCAGCAACTTTTCCAGCTCATCCCGCAGGGCAAGTTCAATTTCAATGCCGCCGTCCTTGTGAACCGTCACCCGCTTTACCACATCGTTGGCAATCTCAGAGGTCAGCGTTTCCAGCTCGGCGTATTCCTTATATTTTTCAATAAAGGCTCCGCCTTGCCCGGTTGTGGTCTGCGTGTTTTTTTCAAGACGCTTCATCTGATCGGAAAGCTCCTGCATCTTGGCTTGGTTGCTCGCCTTATGAGATAAGTACGTTTCCTTGTCGATGGTTCCGTCAATCAGCTTTTCATATAAATCCTGGAGAGCTTTTTCAAACTGATTTTTACGGCTTTGTAATACGGCGAGTTCCCGGCGAGCCTGCTTTTTCTCAGTCTGGATACGCTCTTTCTGCAAAACGAGCAGGTGCTCCAAGCTGACTGCATAGGCTGCGTAGGTGCGGATTAAAGTAACGACCATTTCGTGAACATCCGCCTGCAGAATCCCCTCGGAGGTGCAGTTAAACTCTGTCTCCAGATGCAGGGTTCGGCAATGATACCTTGCGTTCTTTGTATTGGAGAGCATCATAGCGTGACCGCAGGTTCCGCAGATTACTTTTCTGCGAAGCGGATTTTTTTCGGACACACTCGGAACAAATTCCCTGTACTCTTTCATACGGCTTGCCACTTTCTGAAAATCGTCCTTTGAAACGATACCCTCGTGGGTCTCGTCAACGACAATCCAGTCCGCCCTGCTTCGTTTTACTGTATGCCAATTCCCAACCATATCACGCTCACGCTTGCCGTAGACGCATTTGCCGATGTAGCGTTCATCCCGCAGGATTTTGAAAATGTTGCCCTGCGTCCAAAAGTTTTCTTCGTGGATGCTCGGCCAACGGTCACGGGAACATCCCGCCGCCCGTTTGTACAGCATCGGTGTGGGAACTCCTTCTCGGTTAAGCATAGCGGCGATTTCCGTAGGTCTTACTCCGTCAATCGTCCATGCGAAAATCCTCCGAACAACCTCTGCCGCTTCTTTATCAATCAAGAGACGATTTTTATCTTCCGGGTCTTTCACATAACCATACGGAGCGAAGGGACTGAGAAAGAACCCTTTTTCTGCCCGCATACGCTTTGCGTTCTTTACCTTGCCGGAAAGTTCACGGCTGTACAGGTCATAGATCAGCGTTTTGAAAGAGGTGTCCAAGCTGTCAATGTCCTGCGGTCTGGAGCTGTCAAAACCATCGTTAACTGCGATGAAGCGGACACCCATGAACGGAAATACACGGCTGATGTAGTTGCCGACCACAAGATAATCACGCCCGAAACGGGATAGGTCTTTGACTACGATGCAATGTATCTGTCCCTGTTTTACCTGTTCCATCATTCTGAGAAAATCCGGTCTTTCAAAGTTTTTCCCACTCCAGCCGTCATCACAGAACTCGGAGATTTCTGCACCGCTGAACTCGGAACGGCTGCTGATGAAATTCTGCAGCAATCCCCGCTGATTGGAGATACTTTCGGATTCGGCTTTGCCGGTATCCTTTAAGTCGCCGTCCTCGCTGGACAGGCGGAGATACATCGCCACTCTCATACAGCAGTCCTCCCTTCGATAAAATTCAGTAGTGCCATATACTCATCCCGGTAGCGCAGGCGAATATCAATGTTTTTCTCAGCATCCACATAAATGCGTTCTATGAGTGCGGAAGCCATTTCTTTTGTGAGTGTGTCCGTTCCCATGAAAGAACGGAACTCAGTGAGGAAACGGTTCTCGGCTGTGTAGACCTTGCTTTCATGCTGTTCTTGTTCCAGTACAGCAATCAGCCGTTCAGCTTCTTCCGCCTCTGCCTTATACCTTGCTTTGAGCGTAACATACTCCTGCTCGGTCATAAGCTGCTCCACATAATTCTGATACAGGCTGTCATATAACGACTGGCTTCGTTTCAAAGTACGCCTTGCCGCTTCAAGCTTTGCCGCCGCATCGGAACGCTGGCGGCGAAATTCCGGCTCTGCGTTGAGTTGCTTAACTACATCCTCCAAATCGGCGACAAGCTGTATCTGAGACTGAATTGCTGTGAACAGGACTTCGTTCAGCTCGTCCTCTCGTATGCTCACAAACGGGCATCGGGCAGGATCGTCGGCATGACCGGGGCAGATATAGGTGTACCACAGCTTACTGCCGTGGCTTACATTCTTGTAGCGAACCATCGGTCTATTGCAGTTTGGACACCATACAAGCCCCTGCAGAATGTTCTCGCTGTGTTCCAAGTGAGCAAACTTGCCGAGTCTTTCGTGGTATTCACTCTTTCTCTGCTTGGCAATCTGCTGAACTTTCTCAAAAGTCTCGCCGTCGATAATCGGCTCGTGGGTATTCCGGACGATAATCCAGTTGGCTTCGTCCACATAGGTCTGCCGCTTTCCCTCATAGAAGGATTGCTTCTTTCTACCTTGAACCATGTGACCTATGTAAACAGGGTGTGCCAGTATGCTCTTTAAGATCTGCGTGTGCCACGGCACCTCTTTGTATTTTTCCGTCTTGACTTCGCCCGTCGCATAGAGGTAGGCAGACGGGGACAGAATACCGGCATCGTTGAGCCTGCGGCTGATCTGCACAACGCTGACGCCCTCAGACCGCCATTTGAATATCTGACGAACTGTAGGAGCTGTTTCTTCATTGATAACAAGATGATGTTTGTCATCGGGGTCTTTGCGGTAGCCGTAAGGTGCCCACGCTCCGATAAACTCGCCATTGCGCTGCTTCACAGATAAGGCTGCATCTATTTTCTTGGATATGTCCTTACTGTAAACCTCGTTGATGAGATTTTTCAGCGGTACGATATATCCGTCCTGGGTTCTCTCTGCGGTCAGCGTATCAAAGTTATCGTTGACGGCAATAAAGCGGACTCCGAGAAACGGGAAAATGCGTTCCAGGTAGTTGCCGGTCTCTTTGTAGTTACGACCAAAACGGGATAGGTCTTTAACCACAATGCAGTTGATACGACCTTTCCGAACTTCCTCCATCATTTTCTCAAACTGAGGTCTGTCGAAGTCCGTGCCAGTTCGTCCGTTATCACAGAACAGGGAAACAAGCTCCATATCTGTTTTGGATTCAATAAAAGAGGTCAGCAGAGCTTTCTGCCCCTCAATCGTATCCGTGCCGGGTTTGCCGCTGTCCTCCACGGACAGGCGCACATAAGCGGCTGTTTTATAGATTTTCGCCGCAGGCGCAGCGGGTTCCGCTACCTGCACGAGAGGATTTATCTTTCGTTTTGTCCTTGCCATTTATACTACCTCCTGCAGCTTTGCAGTCCGAAGAATATCAAGCTGCCATGCAAATTCATCCTGCCAGCGGTAGATGATTTCCACCGTATCGTTTGAATGAATCAGTATTTTGTCAATCAAAGCAACCACTACGGCACGGTCAAGAGAGGTAAGCCCCTTCCGCTTGACGAACTCGTTCATCCATGCGTTTTCCGCTCCGTGGTTCTGTATGTCTGTCAGCGTTTCTCTGAGTGCGTCCATCTGCTTTTCCGCTTCATCCGCACGGGTGGTAAAGCTCGCTTTGAGCCGTGTATATTCCTCACGGTCGATGATGCCGTCCGCAAGATTTTCATAAAGGGACATCAGCAGCTTTTGGAGCTTTTCATATTCCTCATGCTTCTTATCAAGCTGTCTCTGCACCTTTTGAGCCTGTGCGGTGCGCAGGGGAGCCGTATCGGTAATTGTGAGCAGTTCGCTCATATCAATCACTTCGCTGATATGCTGTTTTACGCTGTCCAGCACAATTTCCTCTAAAGCCACATCTCTCATGCGGTGGGGGGAGCAGCTCTTATCCTGCTTGTGGGCAGAGCAGACATAATAGACATATTTCTTTTCACCAGCCGGAACGGTCTTGCGAACCATACTGGCACCGCAGTCACCGCAGAAAATCATCCCGCTGAACAACCCGACCGCTTTACCGTCCGGGCTGCGCCGGGTATCGCATTTCAGCACCTTTTGAACACTGTCAAAATCAATCTTGGAGATAATCGCTTCGTGACTGTCCGCTATGACCGTCCACTCGCTTTCATCTTTGGTAATACGCTTATGGACCTTATAGCTCGGCGTGGTTTCCTTGCCCTGTACGAGAACCCCGGTATAGATCGGGTTTTTGAGAATGCGGATAACCGTCCCCGCCGACCATGCGGCTTTTGCATTGGTCTTGAAGGACGTGGTAAACTTCATTCCAAGGGAGCGTTTGTATTCCATCGGGGAAAGGACGCCGAGCTTATTCAGAGCATCGGCTATATCCTGGGGACTTACGCCCTCTAATTTCCATTTGAAAATATCACGGACAATATCGGCGG